ACCCACAGTGACCCCTAGTGACCCACCAGCGTGGCTCATTCCTCGCTAATGGGTTCCTAAGGGAGAGGCCAGGGAGGGACCTCTAGTATGATAATTTTGGCACTAACTATCATACTGGAAGTCCCCCAGGGGCCTTTCAGGGCCCCGGGGGTTATTTAGCTTAGGCTCTCATAGCCTTGAGTGCCTGCTGGGCTATTGAGCCCATTTTGTCGGCGTGACTTTGCCGAGGCTTGTAGTCGTTAGCCTCAACTAAGATAGCTACGCAAGAAGCGTAGTTCTTAGACTCAGTCAAAGGCTTAGCTCGCTTCACGATGTCGAAGCTCACCTGGACCTTAGTCCCAGATGGTATTGTGCTACCATCTATAACCTTAGCCGTACCAGTCTTGGAGTTCATCTCCATATACTGGATGAAGTTGTTGTCGTTAGCGTAGGCAGTCCAGTATAAGGACTCGCTCAACTTCAGGCTGTGCTTGCCCATAGCAGTCTTAGTCTCTTCAGACAAGACAATACGAGCTTGGTCAGCAGCAGCTGAGTTAAGGTTTGCAGTTACGATGATGTTATTTGAGTTTGCCATGGGTTACCTCCAATGTAGCAAATTAAACTAAGCTTATGCTTAGCTGGTACCGAATAGTACCACCCCAATACCCCGATTTCTCAGGGTACTGGATTGGTATTACCCTTGTAGTCGATCTGTGTAATACGTTTGTTTCCCCGCAGGAAAGCTACAATTACTTATCTGCTCGAGATAGTAATATCTTAGCAACCGCCACTCGGTGGTTCCTTCGGGTATCTCCGAAAGATAACGATGACTCTCAGAGCCATCGCTATCCACGAAAGATGGGAGCATACGATACACAGCAGACTCCCACAAGACCTTGATGATATCCTCATCATCGATCTTGCTCATAGGAGCCCACTGGTAAGGGCCTCCCTCTTCACCGTAATACCAGAGGTACACCTGACAGATGTCCTCTCGCATCACAGCTATAGATGGATAATCTCGCATTAGCAAGTCCTTTCCCATAGTGGTTCATCGTCATACCAGCCGCGTTCTTCGGGCATGATACCCACGGCTCGTTCGAGGGCATGGAGCTCTTCCATACCTTCAGCGGCAAACTTAGCCGCCTTCTTCCGCTTCCTCTCAGCCATCCGCGCCTCCTTGGAGAACGCAGACACAACGGCAGCAGGACGCGGCCTTTCCTCAAAGACATAGTCTTCGCAGGTTGTGGTCACAGGGTTGCGACTGTGCGCCACCCCACGAGCATCAATGTAGAATCTATCAACCATGATAACCTCCTTAGTTAAGTTGGGTTGAACAGGCAAGAACACCTCGCCAGCACAAGGGACGCAGGACGCCCCTTGAACAAGAGAGACTAGAAGCTCAAACCACGGAACCAACCGCGGAACAAGCAAGAGCCGAAGGACTTAACCCCCTCAGCCAGGCCAACCCGGACCCAATGCCAAGAGGAGCACTGGTAGGACAGGCACATACAGAGACTACACCACAGAGCCAGCCGTTGACGCAACGACAGGCCACGGACAGAGTACCAGCCATGAGGAAGACAGACACAGGTCCCGTCAAACTCAGGCCAGCCACCACGGCCCTCAAGGTAGGCGGACTCGTAGCACCCAAGACCGAGCAGGTTTTCGGCCCACCCAAAGAATTGGACAAGAGCAGAAGACACAAACCCGTACCCACCGCCGTGCCAACGGCCACCTTGACCAGGCAAGGGACGGAAGCCACAGGCCACCAGTTCCCAAGCACAACGCCAGCCCAGGTCCGACACAGGACCAACGCCACCAAACCAGCAGAACTGGCCATCACGCCACCACACATCAGGCAGACGACGCAAGCCATAACCACCACCAAACGAGCCCGGCAGACAAAGCCACAAGGACACGCACAACCTGACAGACAGCCAGGAAAAGAAAGAGTTCAGCATTGAACAAACCTCCAAACAAGTTACAAGGACGCCACGAGCAAACGCAGCGTTAAGGCCCAGAAGGGACCTTGGAGGACCACCCCAGGGAGAGGGAGCAGCCCACCAAGGCCCCCGCAAAAGCGGGAGCAAAGGGTTAAGCAAGCCGGACACCGGCGAACCAAGCGCGAGGTTCCCAGCCACGACGAACGGCGAAGGAGCAGAGCTCGCCGGAACGGCGGGCGGCGCGAAGAGAGGACACCAAGGCGGAGACCTCCGCAGGAGGGGCGGAGAAGACCGAGCACCGGACGACCACGGGACGCGAAGCACCCCGAGGGAGGACGGAGACCAACACCCGCCGACGAGCAGGATCCCAGCCGCCGGAAGGGAACCCAACGACACGGCCAACAAGACCGCCCCAAGCAAGAGAGCCAGACAGCGACACAAGGGCCGCCGGGGCGACGCAAGGAGCCTCGGAGGCCGGGGCAACAGGAGCCGCCACAGGAGCCACAGGAGCAGCAACAGGAGCGACAGGAGCCGCCGCAAGAGCGACAGCACAAGACCCCGCAGCAGGGCGAGGGGAGACAAGAGAAAAGAAAGGCATAGCAAACACCACCGCAACAGAAAAAGGACGCCCGGACCCGCGGAGCGGAGCGCGGGGACAGGCCAAGGGGGGACCCAAAGGAACAGGAAAAGAACCCAAAGGCGGGGCCCCAAATTCTACACACACACACAGAAGGACCCCTTAAGCCACAGAAAAGTATAGATCCCCTATAGAACCGAGCTCGATTGATGGGATGAAAAGATGAAATTATCCAAAAGGAAAAAATTAGAACTATTAAGAGAAAAGTCCCGGAGGGACTCCTTAAAAGCCCAAAAGGAAAATTTCTCACTTTTCGCTAGCGAGCAAATAAAAATCATCACGAAGGACCCGTCCAAAGGTTTTGTGCCATTTGAGTTTAACAAGTCGCAACAAGTTATAAACGATGCACTCGAAGAACAAAGGAAAAAGACGGGAAAAGTCAGAGCGGTAATATTAAAGGCTAGGCAACAGGGTATTTCAACTTACTGTGCCGCCAGGGTATTCTGGAAGACTTACTTCGTGCCAAACACCAGGTCAGTTGTGATGGCGCACGACAGTGCCACCTCGGATGCCCTGTTCGATATGTCCAAGAACATTATCGAGAGGATGGGAGAATCCAAACCGGAGACTCACCGTTCTAATGCCAAGGAGATTAAATTTGCTCACAACGATTCAGGCTATAGGTTGTATACTGCGGGAGCTAAGGAAGCTGGTAGAGGAACTACCCCGACCATCGCTCACCTCTCTGAAATTGCTTTTTGGAATTTTGATAAGGAAATTCTCGCGGGGCTATTCCAGGGTATTTCGCAGGCAGACGACACCGAAGTGATACTGGAGAGCACTGCGAATGGTGCTTCCGGGGAATTTTTCAGGTTGTTTACGGATGCACAAAATGGTGATAATGAATATATTCCCATTTTCATTCCCTGGTTTATAACCGAGGAGTATCGAAGAATTTTACCTGAAGGATTCAAATTAACAGTCGATGAGGAAGACTATAAAGAGAAATATGAGATTGACGATGAACAAATTTATTGGAGGAGACTCAAGATTGCGGAGTCTGGTGAGGATAAATTTAGACAAGAGTATCCTGCTACTGCAGAAGAAGCTTTTCTTGTTTCGGGTAGTAGTGTCTTTAATCAGGAGAAGGTTGGATTTTTAACCCCGGTGGAACCCGAGAGTATAAGACTATTCGACGACACCACAGGATTCTTTGAGGAGGCCCGTAGAGGTCCCTTGGAGATTTGGAAGGTTCCGAAGTTCGATGCGAGTTTTATCATAGGCGCCGATGTGAGCCTAGGGGTGGGGCAAGACTATAGTTGTGCTGTAGTACTTGACGTAGAGGGAAATATTTGTGCAGTCTACAGAGATAACACCATTGATCCCTCTAATTTCGGCGATATTCTATTTTACCTGGGTAGGTATTTTAACAATGCCCTCCTGGCAGTGGAATCTAATTCTATGGGAGTTGCGACGATTACTCGGCTTCAACAGATGGGATACGTAAACCTGTATCACCAGACTAGGCGATTAGTTACCATGACCGATGAAGAGGGCCTTCGCCCTGGGTTTAGAATGACCACCGGTACCAAGCCAATGGTCATAGGATATTTAAAGAGAGCGATAGATGAAGAA